ATCTCGTATCTGTGAAAGCCGCCTTGGTTGGTTTTTGCTTCTAAATAATCGCCTTCAAAAATCTCTTGTCCGCCTCTGTCTTGTAAGCCCGTTGATTGCATAAGATTATCAACATCAATCCAATTATAACCGACCAAAGTATTTCCATTAGTTGCTTGTTCATTAGAGCAAACTTCTATTTGAGCTTCAGATATACCATCCTTAAATCTTATATGTACCGGACTAACCATATAAGAACCATTCCAAGCTCTAAATTTTATTTTTTTCATTATTACCCCCCTAAAAATTATTATTTTAATCTCAAATTATTGCTAATATCTTCAATTACTTTGAACCCAGTTGATTCATCGCACTTCCATTTCTTCTTTGATGGCTCATAAGCTTCAATCCAGTCTGCTAATGCTGGCTTGCCTTTGAAGCCATAAGCAGCATTCCAATCAGTTAGCTTAGTGTCTTTCATGATGCTGTAAGAAATTCTAATAAATTCTTGATCGTTAATTAAATTTTTTAAAACACCATAAACCATTGCCTGATATTGATGCGAAGCTTCAAATCCAAAGTTTTCAGAAAGAAGTAAAAAAAATTTAACAAATGTCTTATTGTCCAGCATTATCATCTCCACTAGTTAGTCTTAAAAATTCTTCAGAAGCATTCAGATTATTTTGTCGCCTTTTTTGATCATTAGTTAAAAACTGGCTTTGATTTTGATTTCGCGGTTCAAAAACTCCCGTCCAGTTGCTCTTAATTGAATTTTCTAGTGATTCATTAGCATTTAAACCTTTGTTATGAAATTTAGTTAGCTCTTTGATTATTAACTCGATTGCTTTTTGAGTTGGCTTTGCTCTTTTTGATACACGCATTTCTAAAAATGAATTCCAAAGCGAAGAATCAATGAAATGTGGGATTGTTATTTCTTGTAATTTACTATCTTTCTTACTATCACTATCATTATCACTATCATTATCACTATCATTATCTGCTAAGTTTGCTACCCTTTGCTTGCTTTTGCTAGCATTTGCTACCTTTTGCTTACCACCTTTCCCACCAGCTAAACGCCTAGCTTCACAAGTTTTTTTATAATTTTCGTCGTCTCTAATAAATTGATTAATAAATGGCGTTATTGCCATTTTTAAACCAAAATCTAAATCGGGTAATTTTTTGGTAATTTGATATTGCTTGATTGATTTTAAGAATATTCCAGCTTGCTCGTTCGTCATTTCATCAAGAATAACTAGACTGTCTAAATGTAATATGAAGCTATTTTTTTTCGACATTCTGCACTGTAGGTTGGTGGCAGGAGGGTGCAGCCTCCCGACCATAAAAATAATACCTTTCTGCACAAGATATTTCTAACATTCTCAACCCCTATTTCTAAAAATCAAGTTGTTTTAGCCCCGCAATTAATTTTAATTTAACTGCACATCACGAAGCAACCGATGGAAACCCCGCTAAAACTCGCCCTCAAAATTCCCTCGTGCTAACGCATTTCTGCGCTTTTCTATACACATTTTTTCGATATGTATAGAAAAGCAAAGAAGTCTATATAAATCCCGTAAGCCATTGTCTAGAGTAACTTACAAGACTACTAGATACATTTGCAAATGCTCTAGTACCAGTTCATCACTTGTAAAAAGTGATGGTGGCGACTGATCTTTGCGTTTATTCTGACTTTAGTTTTTTGTTAAAGTCAATTTATTTTATTCCAATAAAGTTTTTCTAAAATATATTTTCTTTCTGTTAAATTTGAATTATTCATAAAACTTTCTTTTTTAATCTCTAGCACGGAGTGAAACGGTGCGTTGTATTCTGACATAAAACAAGTGTAAGGCGACTTTCTAAAATAATTATCAATATCCTCAAACAAAGCACTTTCTTTATATTCTACCGTTCCTCGATATGGCGGGTCTAAGTAAATTATGGTTTCTTCAATCGGCGTTTCAATTTTAACATCTTGAAAATCTAGGTTTGTTATTGTAAAAGCTGGCAACTGCTCGAGTTGCTGGAGTCGCTCGAGTTGCTGGAGTTGCTGGAGTTGCTGGAGTCGCTTGAGTTGCTCTAAATCTAAGCGTTTAGTAACTTGCGCCCCAAAGTCTAATCTTCTTTCGTTCCAAGTGCTTTTTTTACTTAACACAAACTTAGAATTATTTTTCTGATTAAATTCTGCCAAAGCATCTTCATTTCTAAAAACAACAATGTCGTGCGCCAAGTGCTTCAATTCTTCGATGTCGCCAAAAGCGTAGTCCTTTTGATTATTTCCGAATGAATAACAAATCCGCGCAAATTGCCCCTTGATTGAATCCTCATCTTTTAAAACTGCAAACTCTTCTCTTGTGATAAATTTGTAAAAATCATCAGGAAAAATTCCATATTGCCCTTTTTCGCTATTTTTAGACCTTTCAAGAATATAATTAAGCAAATCCACCATTCCTTTTTGCTTTTCGTTATAGTGCGTTTTTAAACCAATTTGTAAAGCAAAAAAAGACATTGCGCCACCCCCACCAAACAAATCGAAAAAGTATTTAGCGTTGGGCTTTATTTGTAGCATTTTTTGAAAAAGCTCTGCGGCAATCTTTCTTTTGCTACCCATGTAGGGAATCCGCAAAGGCTCTATTTTTGCAAAATATGGCTTGCCAAAAATGTCAAAATTAATCATTACAATTCACTCTTGAGAACAGTTAAACTTTCTCTGACTCTTCCGTTCATTTTAACCATCACATTGCCAAGTGCTACCAAGTTATATATAGCATTACCGACTGATTGCCGCTCTTTAAAATCAATACCAGCCTCAATTATCTTTTCTAACAAAGCTTTATCAGTAATATCCTGCGCCTTTTTTAAAATAGGCAACAAAGCACGCAATTTTTGTAAATATTTTGGACTAAAATCAGAAACAGAGCGAGGTCTAATTATTCTATCTACCATTATGCTTCTTAGCTTTCTAACGCACCCAAGTTTAGTAACTGTGGCGCAAGGACTATCTGATGCGTATTTGCCGTGTCTTGCGTAGTTTATTTTGACAAGTCTAGTAAACTGATTAAAATACAAGTATTTATCATAATTGTTTTTTGATTTTAGCTTGTAAATCTCTACATCAATGCTCTTGACAATGTTATCATGAACAATATCTAACTCTGACATACAATACCTCTTAATTTTGCAAATAGCATTGATTTTAAGCTTTTTAATCGCTTTATTAGTTTTTTAGTGATGCGTCTCATTCTTGTGCTCCTGATCTTTTATGTATTTTTCCGCTTTTTTAACAATAAAAATAGTAGCTGGTCTATCTTCTTCAAACTTCTTCATCTCTTCTTGCACCAGCTCACTATCACAATCAGTAAATTTTAAAGCGTGATTGAATTTATCTAATTTATTCTTGCTCACAATCGCTTGTGCTATTCTTTTGATCATATAGTTATATATATTAATTAAGCTTCATTTTATATTCTGTTAAATTTTGCAAAATAACGCTTGCGCCACATTTCAAGAGTTTCTTCCTCATCAATTGATATTTTATTTTTCATAGTTTTCATCTTCTATTTTGAAGCCATCAGCCACACCATGATGCCAAATATGATAGTCTTTGATTGTCTCGTCACATTTACAACGACTTGGCAAGTGAAAAGCTTGAAATCTGTAAAAAGAGTTTTTATGAAAGAAGAATTTTTCTTGTGTCGAAGATATGTCTAAAATTTCAGCTATTTTTTCTTTATCGCTATAAATTGATAATTCATCAGAAATTATCGGTAATGATAGTAATTGTCTTTTCATGTTATTTTATTTATTAAATTATTATTGATATAAACCACACGCCAGCCCAAGCAATCGCCACAGTTGTAACTACTAGAATTGCAACTGGTATAGGGTTTTTACTTTCAAATATTTGATCGATTAAGTCTTTTTTTATTTATTTTACTTTTGTTAAATTTTTTAGCTCTTGTAAAATTTCCAAAGACCAATGACAATCTTCGTTGTCACGCTCCTCGCTTAATTTGGTATTTTCAATTTCATCATCTGCAAAATCGCAAACTATATTGCAATGCTCTTCTTCCAGATTTTTTGCTAATTTTTTTATTCTTTGTTGAATTAATAAAAATAATTTGTTCCGATTCTTTTTACTCATCATCCTTTAATTATTTTAAAGTAACCTCTAGCAGCCTGCTTGTAAGTCTGAAAGCCTTTTGTTTCCAAAAATTTCAAGCCTTTAGCTCCAATAAAATCGTGGAAAATTTCTGATAAGCCTATAAAACTGATTTTTTCAATTGCCAAGTCTGCCAAAGCTTTTGAGATTCTTGCGTGATATTTTTCTTTCATTTTATTTAAAGAATTAAATTAATAATTTTATTATGCTATACTATTTATCTTATAAGTCAATAAGAGTAAATTCTTATAATATTAAATTGTTTCAAATTGATACAATATAAGACCTAAGCCCTGTGGTTAAAGGCTTCGGATCTTGTCAAATTATTTCTTTTAGTTTGTATTAAAATGAAACACTTTTTTTTTCCTGCCACTGTTTTTCCTGCCCGGATTAGCTATATTAAGGTATTTCATGCGCTTGGCTAGTGTTAAATAACACATGTTGCCAAGCCTCGCAGTTTCTACCACGCCGTGAAGTTTAACTAAATTTTCAATCGTTTCTTTTTCTTGCATTTCTGCAGCTGTGTAAATTTTCATATTTTAATTTTATTTAATTGTTATTCCAAATTTCAATTGGCAGATATTTCCTGCAAATATCCGCCGTTTGTTTTTTATTTTCTTTTTTAGCAGCAGCAGAAGCAGCAACATAAGCGGCATCAGCAGCATAAGCAGCAGCATCAGCAGCAGCATAAGCAGCAGCACGAGCAGCAGCAGCAGCAGCAGCAGAAGCAGCACCAGCAGCAACATAAGCAGCACCATCAGCAGCATAAGCAGCAGCATCAGCAGCAGCATCAGCAGCAGCATGAGCACCAGCAGCAGCAGCATCAAGCTCTTCTCTTGTCGCTCTGCCTTCACCAAAAGCGATGGCAACATCAACCGCCTTGATGCTTCGCTGGTCTTTCATCAAATGCCGTACAGTGTTAGCACAATGTCCTTTTGTTAAAGTTAGTTCACATAAAGAATTTGGATTTATTCTAGCAAATAGCCACAAAATCCAATCGCCACGCTCGCAAGTGCTTAGAAATTGCTCAAGTGTCAAATCTTTTGCAAAATCAAAGCAACTTGTCCGACCTCGATTCTTTTCTAAAAAATCTTTTAATGTTTTCATAAATTTACTTTTTTTTGTTCTTAAATTCTTGCCCAAACTTGCCGTCGGCTGCGTGCATTTGCATGATCTTTTGTTGTTCTAATTGCTTTTCAAAATTTCGAATCGTGGCGTTAATCTGCTCTACTTGATCCAGTGCATTTATTGCGTCAATTTTAGTTGTAATTTCTAAATTTTGGCAAGTAATCGAGCAATTGTAGTTGTCTTTTTCTCTCTTAATCGCGTAAGTTCCTAAATTCTTATTCATTTTTTCCCCTTTATTTTTTAATTATTACCAAATTACCACTTTTATAAAGCCGTTTGAATCTTGAAACATATAATCGACATTCTTTCCATATATATGCTCATGATATATCTCTAAAAATTCTTTTTCTTGCATTAAATCCTCAATTGTATCAAGATCAGATAAATTTTCTGGAGTCTTTATTTTTGTTAAAATTTCCATTTTTTCCTTGTTTTTTAGTTGTTAAATTTGCGGCGGTGGTGGTGACCGCCGGGGGTTAGTTAATTGTTAAATTTGATTTTTTTGTCTTTGAATTTTAAAGCCATTTTTTTAGCCCATTTTTCATCTGAGTCAAATGGCCCAGCGTTTATGCTGGAGATAATAATTTCACCGGCGCCGCTCCAGGTCTTGAATTCTTTTCTAATCGCCAAATTTAATTCTTTAAAATTGCGGTTGATATTTTCAAGAATTGTAACATTTGGCAAAGCGCGCAAATCATCATTTCTTTGATAGCTGTGAAAAATTTTAATCCATTTTGTTTGTCTTTTCATATTTTAATTTTTTTTAGTTGTTATTTTTTTCAATTTGTTTTTTATTGATTATGAATCAACCAGCGGCGGAAGCCGTCGGATTGAAATTTGCAAGTGAAAATACATTTTGTTTCATAAAATTCTTGTTGGCTTAAGTTTTTGGTGTTGTGCCACTTTTTCGACAAAAACGGCTTTGTCTTCCAATCTTTAAAATATTTGTCAAAATATTCAAAATTGTAAAATTTAAATTTTAGTTCAATTTCTCGCTGTTTTGCGTTCATATTTTACCCTTTAATTAATTAAATAAAGAGGTGTTACATATTCGTACAAGTTAACCCCGCCGCCAAAATTCAAAAATATTTTAGATTCCTCAATTTCTTTTTTAGTCCACGCTTGAATCCCGAATTTATATTTTTTTTCATCTGGTCTTTTATATTTTACAATAACCATTTCTCTATCGCCGCAAAATTGAGGCGGGTTTTTCCCTGCTCTTAGCTCTTCAATTATTTTAATTTCTTTTTTCATATTTTTGCTCCTGTTTTAAGTTGTTATATTTTTTACTTTATTTAATTATTATTGATATTTGTTGAGCAACTGATAATTGATCGAACTTTTTAAATTTTGTGATTAAACTTTTTAACTCTTCAAGTCCGTTGATAATTTCAACTTTAAAGATTTTACAATTAGCAAGGAAATTAGTTGTTAAATATGTAGCTTTAACTTCTTTAACTAAATCTTCTGATGAGATGTTTAAATTTAAGATTTTCATAATTTTTTACTTTTTAAATTATTATTATTTTCAAAACTTGGTTCGTTTTGTTGAGATCATTATGCACCATAACTTTTAACTTGTCAAGTATTTATTTAATCTTTTTTATAATTACTTAATTAATCTTTAAATAGTGTGTCAATATGAGACAAATGAGGGCTAAAGCTAATAAAATCAAGGCTTGGAAAGTTGTCAATAAAAAAGTAATAAAATAATAATAAAAGTTTATATTGTACCATTTTAACACATAAAGAAGTAAAATTGATTTTAAAGCGTTTTAAGCGTAGTAAAAAAAATATAGAGAATCACAAGCAAAGAAAAAAATAGGGGGTTTAAAACGAGGCTAAACTTGTCAAGAAAAAAGATAAAAAAAAATTAAAGTGCGTCAAATTGGGACTTGATTAAAGATTGAATAAATATTTAAAATAATAATTGACAAGTAAAAAAGAATAAGTATTATATTTTTTACTTAATAACAAAAAAAAATTATATGAAAAATAATAATATAAAATTAACAAAAGAAGATTTAAAAAAAAGCGTTAAATCTATTAAAAAACTTTTAAAAGAGTTGGAAAACGAATTAAATAAATTGGAATCAAGTGGAGATAAAGTTTTTGAAATTGGCGGCGATTTGTATAACGAAGCTTCTCTTTTTGCCAGTTTTTCTAAAAAAGAATACGAATTAATTGTTAAGCTTTAAATCCTAAAGAAATTAGCCCGCTTAGTCGAAAGATTAAGCGGGCTTTTTTTTGTCTAAAAAGTAAGCGCAAAAAAACCCGCCAACTTTAAAAGCGGGCGGGGTTGGGTTTAAATTGTTTTGATTAATTAATTTTTAGAAAAAATAAGCTTGATTTCTAATTTGTTGCCCTTTTTTAACTTTTCAATTTTAACTTGAAATTTTTCACTATCCACAATTTTCATAAAATTAAAATTATTATGTAAAGACTGTTTTATTTTAATAATTGCTGGTTTTTTTAATTTTAAGCCCAAAAGATTAATGTTTAGATTTTTAAAATCTTCGTAAGTTTCAATTGAATTAGCGAATTTAAAAAAAGGCTCGCTTGTTACTTGATAAATTTGGATTGCTTGCATAATAAGATTTTTTAATTTGTTTTTAGTTATTATTTGAGGCGGTGGTGTTCGCCGCTGGTTATTAGAAGTCTACATCAAATAATTTTTTAAAACTTTTTTCGTTTAAAAATTCTGATTTTATTGTGAATCCGTCATTTTCAATTAACAAAAAAGCCGCTTTGTTTGATTTACCTTTTTGAACTAAATAAAGTAATTCTGAAATTTTATCGCAATGTGAAATTTTCATTGCCAGAATTCCGTTATTTACTCCAGAATTATTATGATAATTTAAATCTGGACAAATAAAATTCTTATTGAAATGAGGGCAGTTAGTCATAATTTTTACGCCTTCTTTTATGGTTAAGATTTTAGCTTCTTTTGAAATTGTTGTCATATTTTTTCCTTGTTTTTAATTGTTAAAATTGAGTTGGTGGTGTGAAATTATTATAAACCGCCGCGAAATAACATGCAAGTAAATAATTTAATAAATAATTAAATATTTATTTAAATAAATTAGAAGTTGACTTTTAAAAAGTAAGCTTTTAAATAAACAAAATCTTGATTTTTAAAGATCAAGAAAAATAACAATAGTTATAATAATAATTTAAAAGTGTGTCAAAATGGGAATCAGGGCGGCGGCGGCGTTAAGAGAGAGGGAAGCAAAAGTTACGGCAGCAAAAGATGAATTGGGTAATTTTAAAAGCTTGGCGCAAAAAGAAGGCTTAGAAAAAAAAAGAAAGGGCGGGCAAAAATTTCAAAAAGAGGCAGGAAAGATTAAACTAAAAAAAGTAGTCAAAAACTTCTTGAAAACTAATGATGTTAAAAAGACGGCTCAAATTGTTGGAATTTCACACAGTCAAACTACACGATATCTTAAAAGTGAAAATGGGGCAAAATCTTTAGCTGAAGCTTTTGAAAAAGCAGGGCTTGGAAAGGAAGAAATTGCACGAATTGCTAAAGATGAATTTTTGAACTACAACAAAGAAAAAGTTGTAAGATCTTACGGTGAAGGAATGAATGCAAGAGAAGTTGAGGAGATGAGAGACGGGCGGCTTGCGTTCAACTCACTACAATTTGCAGCAAAGTATATTGAGGCAGACGCTAACACAATTGCAACATCTGGAGCTGGTGAAGTTAGTTCAGAAATTGCAATGTTGGCAATCAAGAATCTAATCCAAAAATTAGACGAAAAACAATTGAGAGTTGTGAAAGAGTCAATAGAAGTTTTGCTTGAGAAAAATTTAAGGGTGGTGGTTGGGGCTTAGAGTGCGGGCGGTGGTGGTAAGAAATAGATAAGCTGGGAATTGAGGGGGGTATTGTTGAAAAATAGACGACCCCTACCCGTATCAATTTGTATACCCACCCCAACCATTCCTAAAAAAAATCTACACTAAACCTAAATCACAGCTCAACAACCACAACAAAACAATCATAAACCCTCTTTTTAGCCTTACACAACACTTTTTTGCTAATAAATACACAATCTACCATTAAACATTTCTAAAACCCTTCCTACCCCCTCTTTTCTAAAACTGATTTTTCTTTTTTTTTATTTCTTAAAATCCATTTTAGAGTTTTCTAAAAATTTTTGTATTTAAACCTTTTTTATAATCTAATAATAAAATGTATTGAATATGGTTTTTGTCCGAGTTTGTTAAAAGTACGATAATAACATGTATAAAATAGAGATAGGAAATGGATTTTAAAAAAAAGCTGGAATCCTTACTCTCTGTGGTTATTTCAGCCCGTGAAACATTTTTGACTTATATATCCCCAATATATAACTATTATACTGTGGATATATAAGTTGTATACTGTGGATATATAAGTGTGAATGTTTCACATATATTATCTCTTGATTATTAGGTTTTGGTTTGGTAGATTTTTAGGGGTTAAATAATTACCCAATCTTCTAAATCAACAAAACAATGTTAGACATAAAATGGATTAGAGAAAATCCAGCGGCTTTTGATGCGGCAATGGACAAAAGAAATAATAATACAAGAGCTGAAACTTTGCTTAAAATTGATGAAGAAATAAGAAAAAAAACTTTTCTTATGCAAGAATTGCAATCTCAAAGAAATAAAATTGCTAAAGATATTGCTGAAATAAAAAAATCTGGTGGATCAGTTGATTTATTGCTTGAGGAATCAAAGAAAGTTAATAAAAATCTTAGTAACATTGAAAATGAAATTAATTCTGACAATAGATTAGAAGAAATTTTAGCAATAACCCCTAATGCTCCTAACTCTTCTGTTCCATTTGGAAAAGACGAAAATGACAATATTGAAATTGAAAAATTTGGCACGCCAAAAAACTTTTCTTTCACTCCAAAAACTCACTTTGATCTTGGAGAAAATCTAAAAATGCTTGATTTTGAACAATCTGCCGTAATTTCTGGTGCCAGATTTTCAACTTTAAGTGCCAATCTTGCAAAATTAGAGCGGTCTCTTTCTAACTTTATGCTTGATATTGCTGGCGAATTTGGCTTTACCGAAATTTCTCCACCAAATTTAGTTAAAAGAGAAGCTATGTTTGGTTCTGGTCAATTACCAAAATTTGCCGAAGATGCTTTTTCTATTGATAATGGTTATTATTGGCTGATTCCAACTTCTGAAGTTTCTTTAGTTAATTTGGCAGCCAAAAAAATTCTAAGTGAAGATGAATTACCTTTGCGTTTTACAGCTTATACTCCTTGTTTTAGAAGAGAAGCTGGCTCTGCTGGAAGAGACACTCGTGGCATGATTCGCCAACATCAATTTAAAAAAGTTGAATTAGTTTCCATCACTTTACCAGAAGAATCAGAAGCTGAACATGAAAAAATGACCAATATTGCCTGTGAAGTTCTAAAAAGATTGGAATTGCCTTTCCGCAAAATTCTACTTTGCACTGGCGATATGGGTTTTTGCTCACAAAAAACTTACGATTTAGAAGTTTGGTTACCTTCTCAAGCCAAATATCGTGAAATTTCCAGCTGCTCTAATTGTGGAGACTTTCAAGCCCGCCGCATGAATGCTAAATATAAAAGCAAAAAAGACGGCAAGAATTATTTTGTTCATACTCTTAATGGCTCATCTTTAGCCGTTGGTAGAACTATTGTGGCAATTTTAGAAAATTATCAAAATGAAGATGGTAGTATTAATATTCCAAAAGCTTTATTAAGTTATATGGGTGGCGTTAAGAAATTGGAAACCTTTACAAAATTTTAAAAATATTATGGCTCGTAAAATCAAAACTCCTTATATTCCTTCTCCAATTTATATGATGAACATGGATAAGTCTTTTATTGATAAACTTTATGAATGTTCTGAAAAGTTTAGTGCTAAAATGGCTGACGAATGTCATATTGAGAGATATTTATGGAAAGGCACTAAAGAATATAAAGAAAGATTTGGCAAAGAAAATGGGAAAACAAATAAGAAAATATTATGGCTCGTAAAATCAAAAATCAAACAATCACCAATTTTATTGACGAATTTGGAGAAGTTCACCAAAAAGAGAGTTTTCAGAGTTATTCAATTGCTGGGGAGGATGATTACATAAAAATCTACATTAAACACATAAACTACTTATCAAATCTGCCTTCTGGTTTGGAAGGGTTGATTTATGAACTAATCAAATGCATGAGTTATGGCAACAAGATTATAATCAACTCTTACATCAAAAGAGATATTGCTGCTAGACTTGGGAAAACCTTTAATACTGTAAATCAATACATCACAAAGCTATCGGAAAGCAAAATCCTTATTCGTGAAGGAAGAGGCGTTTATTATCTTAACCCTGCTTTTTATGGAAAAGGTAAGTGGAAGGATATTTTAGAGCTAAGAGAGAAATTAGAAGTAAAAGTAAGTTATGAAAATGGAATTTATAAAATAACTCATAAATAAATCAGTTTCTAATCTCAACCAATATCTAGGCTAAGTTAGGGCGTAGAAATCCCTTCTATAAAAAAAGGGATTTTTTACTAAAATAGGTTTTTCAACCAATAGAGCCGAGTATAAGCCTTTTAGTATTTTATCTTGCAAGTTCCTTTCGGATTCTAATTTAATTTAGAAGGCAGGCACTTCTAAGAGCTGGTCGGCTCTCCACTTGCAGAAATCATTGCATAAAGCAATAAGTGCGGTCGAGTTTTCACTCACTTAGTCTTTAAAGCCAGATAAACGACAATAAAGGTTCTTTCACTTTCTACTCAGAGCTTTGGGGATCAATTCAAAGAATCAATAATGATGTCCGTAGCTTTCGCTTGGAACGGGAATTGGGGGCTTTTAGTTTTGCTAAAAATCTAATTTCTTAAATAGCTTGGTTTATTGAGTAGCTGCCACTCATTATTTTTGTTATTTGTTTTTATTGAGAATGCTCAAGTTTTTAAGGAGATGGTTTCCCACCTCCTAACAAAAACAATGAGAGCTTCAATAAAGAAACACATGAGGGATCAGCTCACAAAACAAAAATTAATAAAAAAAAATTACTTGTCAATAAATATCTTGCTAATTGAATTAAAAAAAATAACTTAAAGATAATTATTACTCACCACATAATAAAACATGGCTTTTGAGAACTTTAAAAGAAAGATAGCTCTAAATTACTTAGAAAAGAAGGGAAGTGCTTATAGCCCTTTATTATTTAACTTTCTTACCAATGATTTTTCTTTTGGCACTACCTCTGGCAAATATTTAGAATATTACTGTCAAGTTGCTCCTGTTGGAGATGCAATTAATAAAATAGCTAGTGAAACTTCTTGCGTTGCTCTTTTTCCTTACGCTAAAGCTGAAAAGGAATCAAGAATAGCTTTACCGAATAGCCCTTTTGTCAAAACTTTCCGCAAACCTAATTTTAAGCAGACTGGGATAGATTTTAAGCAAGAGGGTTTTATACATTACTTAGCTACTGGAAATAATTATATTTATCTTTCTGGCGTGTTAAGTGCTGATAAAAAAAGTGTTTATCAAAGTCCGTTAGAAGTCTATAATCTACGCCCCGATTACATTACGCCAGTTCAAGATATGTCTGGCTACCCAGAATATTACCTTTACAACCCGAATGGAAAGCAAAAATGTTTCCATAAAAGCTATATAAACAACATAAATGGACAATTGATTGAAGCCTATGTTGAAGATGAAGGTTTTGGTGTACTATTACATTGGAAAGAACCTTCTAATAACAAACTATTCTCAATGCTTTATGGTGATTCACCTTTACAGAATGTTGAGATTGAAATTAACCAGTATTTAGAAGCTTCAATTCACAATGCTAATCTTTTGAAGAATGGCTTATCTTCTAAGATGTTGTTTACTCCTAAAGATGGATCAAATCCACCAAATCAAGATCAATTAGATAAAATAAGAGATTATTTAAAATCTGCTTACTCTGGTTATAACAATGCTGGAAAGAACCTACTTATTGGAATGCCTTTTGATGTTAAGCCTTTGGATATAAACCTCAAAGACATGGATTTTGAGAAGTTGATGCGAAGAATGAGGGTGGCTATTTACAATAAACTAAATATTCCACTTCCTATGGTGGAAGGTGAGTTTACCTCGAATACAAACATGAAAGAGGCTAACCTAAACTTTTATGATAAAGCTGTTCTGCCGCTTCTTAGCAAATACTGCGAATATTATTACTGCTTTGTTTATTCTAACTTTTACAGAGAAGACGGTGTTTTTGAGATTAGCTTTGAAGAATCTTCAATTCCTGCTTTGCAACCTCGCTTATTTGAAACAGTGCAAGTTTTACAAAAAGCTAAAATAGCTACTTCAAACGAATTAAGAGAATTTATTGGATTAGGACGCTGTGGAGTTGGTGGAGATGCTCTTTATGTTGATGGAAACCAAGTTGCTGTTGCTGGCGATGAAAATATGAGCGATACAATCGGCGTTCCTGCTGGTATGGTAAATATGCCTGATGAAGATGAGGAATTAAGCGAAGAAGAGGAAGAAACTCTTGAAGGCGATGATACTGAATTTGAGGAAGAAGACGAATCAGAAGAAAAAGCGGTAGGAATTAATCTAAAGCCTACTGATACAATGGCAAGAAATGCTGCTCGTGGTTTAGAGCTTCGTAAAAAATATGGAAGGGGTGGTACTGATGTTGGGGTTGCTCGTGCAGTTCAGTTAAGAAGTCGTGAAAACCTAACACCAAGAACAGTTGCAAGAATGGTATCTTACTTTGCTAGACATGGTGTAAATGAAGGCAAAAACAAAAAACCTAATGGCGAACCTTCTAATCACTATATTGCGTGGTTATTATGGGGTGGTGATTCTGGACGCTCTTGGGCTAACTCTAAATGGAAACAAATCCAAAACTCGAGAATGAAGACCAAAGAAACAGAGAAAGATATTCTTGCCAAACTTTTAAGCACGACTCTTGATATTAAGGGTAATAGGGTTTATTCTGATGAGGAAGTGGAGAATTTGGTAAATGAACATTGATATTGAAAAAAGAAAAATAGAAAGCCGATACATAAAACCTATTCGTGCTATTTTTCGTCAAATGAATCAAGATGCCATTAATCTTTACAAAGCCACCAAATCAGTAAATGCTGAATCAGTTGCAAGAAATTACAACTCCGACTTTCTAAAAGTTTGTAAAGACTGCCTAAGAGAAACAATTCAAACTTTTGGCTATTTAGAACGCAAGCCAAGTAAAAAGGCTATAGATGCAGAAATAAATCAAGACCAACTAGAAAATATTAATAAAGAGTTTGAAAGACTTGCTATTTTCTTTATAGTAACAGAAAGCGAACGCCAAGCCCTTTATATTCAAAACACTAATGCGAAAGAACTATCTGAAGCCCAAATCAATGCTTTAACCAAACATATCAGAAAAGAAGCGAGATTGCAGACGGCTATCCAAGAATTAGAGCAAAGAATAATGCAAATCCGTTTTCAAGGTTTTATTCAAGGCAAAGAGACTGATTTAAGCAAATTAGATGCAAGATTAGCTAAATACAAAAAAGAACTAACTGTTTTACAAAAAACTAAAGATAATGCAGTTGCGGAAGAGATAAACATTGCTTTGGAAAAAAAGGAAGAGTCAAGAGCAGAGCTAATAGCTGAAACTTTGGTTGGAAGTGCTGAAAGTTGGTCAAGACAAGAAGAAGCAACTTTGATTGCTTTAAATCTTGGGTTGCAAATAAGAAAAGTCTGGCGTGGATTTTTAGATGATAGAATTAGACCAAATCATTTAGCTGCAAACGGACAAACAGTTCCTTTAAATCAAAACTTTATTGTTGGTGGTTATTTAGCGCAAAGACCAAGAGATTCTAGGCTTCCAGCTTCCGAGACTTTAAGATGTCGCTGTTATGTTGAATATTCAAGGGTTTAATAATAAACCAGACATTGAGGAGATTAGAGTTAAAAAATAAAACAAGCACTGTTTAATTCCCCGAAAACCCTAAGCATCTCCCCCCTCTTTCGACCCGCTGTCTGTTGTCGGCTCTTCTTATGATCGAGGCAGTGCGTTCTTTTAACTTTCGTTATTCTTTTAGGTAAAATCCCTTAATTTGTAATTGCTAGTAAGATAAGCCATCTAAAACATACCACTTATTGTCGCTAACAATTGATTTGTCCTCATTTTCTGGCTTGATAGATTTTGTTTTTGGTTCGCCAAAAATCTCTGCAAAGCTATGAGCAAAAAACTGCTCACTGCCAATATTTGGCACAATATCAGCTTTAAGTTTTGCAATAAATTCTTCCAAAAATTTTAAAGTAAAATGCAGCTTTTCCGCTCCAGAAATGTCATCAAAAGACATATTTTTTCCAGCTACAATTTTTAACTTAAAATCACTAAGTAATTGCTTTTGCAGGTCGTCAATTGACGCTATTTTTAGCTCTTCTTTTAGCTTTTCAAATTGAAATAAAGAGCCTCCTTTTTTTGCCTTAATGGCAATTGCCTTTCTAAAAATATGCTTCTCAATTTCTTTGAATTTTATAGAAATTGTTTTGCTATCATCTTTGTTAATTTTGCTAGTTTTTTGTTCTTCATTAAAAATTTTAGAATCTTCCCTAAATTCTAAGGATTTAACCACATATTCAAAAGCAAAATTAGCCTGCAAATCTTCCAATGTTGCCTTTCTTCTGTTCGGATTTTCAATTGATTTATTTTTCCAAATTTTAACTTTTTGATAAAATTCACTAGCTTTTAATTCTGGCTTTAAATCAAAGGTTTTGTTGGTTCTGTTGTCTTTTGTATATCCATCTTTTTTTAATTCTCTTTTTAACTCGTCAATATAGCG